GAGGATCTGTTACTTCAATGTTTTTAGTTTGAGAAATTCCTAAAAATGCAATATGGACCTTTTCTAAACCAAATTTAACTTTATTCTTCATATTTATTTACCTCCTTAAATTAATTGAATTTCATATATTGTTTGATAAAACCCTTCGCTTTCTATCTCAACAGGGCCAATTTTTGAATAAGCTATTCCTAGCTCTTTTAATTTATCTTGAATTAATTGTTCAGTTGGTGGATGTTTAACCTCCGTATATAACTCAACTTGATAACCTTCTATATCCAAATAGTTGATATTATCTGCCATCATATCATTATTACTGGTGGCATTAATCGCAATATATGGAAGTGAGGGAGATGACTTAAAACTTCCATAAGTAGCTGGAAACCCTAAGAGTTCAAACTCATCTATTAAATCTACATAAGTCATATTATCCACCACCATTTTTGATTATTTTTTCAATGTTTTTATTCATAATTGGAACATATTTATCATAAGCTGGCCTCATGTGCTTAACTTCATCTACTCTTCCTCCACCTGCTTTAGCATGGCCAAATTCTAAAAGGTGAGCAATCTGAGGTTTATTTTTGTTGTAGATAGTAATTTCAATCTGGCCACCTTTAGTGCTAGTTCTTCTGCTCCAACCATCTGCATAATCACCTGTATCTTTCGGAGATTTTGCTTTCATTTCTTTTTTAACCTTAGTTGCAGCTGACTTAACTTCTTTTTTAATCCCTTTCTGGACCTCATCAGTATATTGCTTAATTTCCTCAGTAATTGCAAAAGCTAACTCATCAACACTAACTGCTCGAGCCATTATCAGACACCTTCTCTCCAATAATGATTATCTTTTCTCCTTTTCCTTGAGTTCTAATAATGTCATATATATCATCATCAAATTTAAATTTTTTTTCACTATTATACTCAAAAGTGTAAATTTCAAAAGATTGCTCTGGTCTCAAGCCATTAACAGCTGCATTATAAAATTCGGATGATGATACTGAGTATTCGTTAGCATATACTAGCTTCCAGTCATGAACTTCTATTTCATTGCCCCATTCATCCTTTTCTATTGTTGTAGTTGGTAGGTATATAATCTTATTATGTCGCATTTTCATCAACTACTGTATATTCAGAAGATAGTGATAAATGATTTTTTAGCATGTCATAAGACTCTTGAAACCTATCAGCTTCTGGGTTGTCATAACCAAAATTAGTCTTGCAATAGAGAATAATGGCTCTTTTAATCAATGCGTCTGCCTCATCGATATTGTTAATCCCAGATATTTTTAAATCAACTTTACAGGCATCAATTAAACCTTGTATCTCTCCATTGAATCCATCATTAGTGATTCTTAATATTGGTTTAATTTCATCTATTAAAGGCATTTATATCACCTACACAATCAAATAAACATCAATGTTAGTTCCATTAAGTGCTGAATCAAGCAAGATAGTGTTGTCTTCAACATTGCTTACATCTGTAGTAACAGTTGGAGCAGTTCCTTCTAAAGCACCATCTCTATAAGCTTTTAAGACTGTGTTTAAAGACAATTTATAAGGAATTCCTAATTTGTTAGCAGTTCCGACACTTACAGTATCACTTCCTGCATTAGTTTCTACAGGTAATTCAATACTCGTAATAGTCTTAAATGCCTTATCTCCTTGAACTTCTGTATCTCCATTTAGAGCGATAGTTTCACTAATTGCATCATTATTAATATTCGTTCCATTGATTACAACATTGCCAGTTACACTAGCTGCATTAGCTTTAACTCTTATGTTTCTAGGAGTATCTGGATCACTTATCCCTTCTGTAATGGTTTGAACCTCAGCAGTTAATGCAGTTGCACTAAGAATACCTGTTATATCTTGAGTGGCTGCTGATTCAACTTTATAATGAGCAATAAACCCTCTATCTACATCCAAATTGGCATCAGTTGTTAATTTTTGATCTCTGTTATGTTTATATGCACTCATATTTAACCTCCTTTGTAATTAAAAAAGAGGAGCATTGAGCCCCTCTGATTATTTAAGCACCTTTCTTGACAATGATTACACCGTTAGGATCTAATATTTTCCCATCTGCAATCAATAATGCTTTATCTACTTTCTCGTTTTTATCGTGATCTGTCCAACGATACATGGTCATTTGCATATTTGAGTTAACAAAGTAATCAGATAACTTACAGAAAACAGCTACAACATCACCATCATTGGCTGCTTCATAAGGAGCGACCACATCATCCTCCACTAATATTACTTCTCTTCCCCCAAACCTTTCTTGGGTTCCATTAGTTATCCCATAATTTGTTCTTCCTATTGGCTGTCCGTTGGCATCAACCATTCCATCAATATACCCTTCATAAGTTCCTGCCGCCATGATGAAACTTCCACCAGAACGATAAGCTAATGGGATTTTGGCAAATACTTTCTTCTTCCATCCATCCCATTTAGCAAAATCGGCAGCTGACAAGGTAATAGTATTTCCTGCTGGAATTCTTTCATCTTTAGTAATTCCTAGAGGAGCACCAGATCCAGAACCACTAATTATAGCTTTATCCATTGCTTTAATCATAGCTTCAGCAATTAACTCAGTAAATGTTTTTTCAAACATATCCAAAGTAGTAGCATCAGCTAATAAAGAGATAGAAATTTTACATTCTAAACCATAGTAACTAAATGACACTTTGGTATCAGCTTTGGTTTTTTGTCTATCAGATGGTGCATCTTCTGTAATCCAATATGCTACAGGCTTAAGGGATTGAATAGGAACATCTACTCCCCCTTTAATATTACCAGTTCTAACTCTTCTGAATATCTGTCCATACTCTTCCATCTCTTTAATAATTTCTTGCATGATAGTAGTAGGAATTACAGCCCCAGCATCAGAAGTAGTTGTTGTTTGATCTGCGTTCATAAACTTCTCTGGTGGCTCAATCCCACTTTGAGCATAATTCATAAACGCCTTACGATACTCTTTAGTGGCATAAATATCCTCTACTTTGTTAGTAGGTTCATCACCTGTTGGAGTTGGTTCAGTATCAGTAACAACATTTTTTACTTTAGGATCATCTTTAAGAGCATTAAAATTAGCTTTAGCCTTAGAAATATTGTCGAACCTCTCATCTAAGTTCTCAATTTCTTCAATCTTTTTCTCATAAGCTTCCATATCTCCAGCATTAAGTAAATTTTCAGCTTCATTTAGCAAGTTGTTTCTTTGATTTAAATACTCATTCTTTTTCATATTATCTCTCCTTTTAATCTTAATAATTTTAGTCTAGCTTTATATTTTTCTAAGCCTTTACTTTGGCTCGATGTATCTTGATTGTTTTCCAGCCCTTCCTGGTTGGAATTTTCCTCTTCATCACTTTTTAAATGATTTCTCATCTTATCTATTACACTTGGAGGCAACGTAAGACTTCCTGCTGCACTAGCAACTAATTTGTTTCCTGTATCAAACATAATTTCATCAACAAGGCCATATTCTTTGGCTTGTTGAGCAGTTAACCAAGCCCCTGTATTAGCTGTACCTCCTGTATTCATTAATTTAAGCAATTCATCCATCTCCATGCCACTTTTTAAGATATACGCATTAGCTATTGACTTGTTGTAGTTTTTTAGCATTTTAGATTGATTTTCAAGAGCTCTATAATCACCTCTGGCTACACTAGAAACATTATGAATCATTATTTGAGCAGTAGGAGAGATTCTTGTCACTTCTCCAGCCATCGCTATAACACTTCCTGCACTAGCTGCAACGCCAACAATATTAACCTCAACTTTTCCTTCTTTGTAATTTTTGAGGTTGGTGTATATTTCAGAACCAGAGAAAACATCGCCACCTGGGCTGTTGATTTCAACTTCTAAGTCTTCGCCATTAGCTTTATTGATTAGCTGATTAACATCTTTAGGAGTTGTCACCTCGTACCCAAACCATTCATAAATCATCTTCTCGTCATTAGCTGCAATAATACCTTTAATCGGTATTTTCACCTTCCGAATCACCTCCCTTTGTAACTACTCCTGTATCTTTTCTTCTCAATGGCTTGTCTCCATCTTCGATAGGACTTAGATTCATAATCTCTCGCCATTCATTTGGAGTCATTGAACCTCTGTCAACCATTAGCCAAAGATTTAACTTAGTTTTCATACTTGCATACTGTAAACTATTAGCCGAGAATATAATTTTATTTCCAAATCCTCGCTCTTTTCTGCTAAATAGCTTACGAGTGAACTCTAAACTCATTTCTTTAGCTAGTGGTTCAATTTCTGACTCATAATAAGCATTCCACTCATCTTCATTGTATTTCGATTGAACTATCTTCTCATTAGTGTTAAAAAAGTTGTATATCCTATTGATTGTCCTATCCATCTGTTTGGCATTAGGAACAAAATCGTTAGGTTCTACCTGCTCTGCATCAAACTTAGGATCAGTAGCAGCTGCTCCTATCTCATTTTCTATGCTCAAATAATTATCTACAAACTTTTCTAATTCTAATTGCTTATCTTCTGGTCTAATAGTCTGTTTGAACTTAAGCAACCATCTAATGATAGCTCCATTTTTAATAGCTTTAATTATACCTTGATCCGTGGTATTTGCTACCTCCATCAAAGATTCCAAAGCAGGTTTTGGACTATCTCCAAAGATGTCATTGTCATTATAATCTTTTCTTAAATGAATAATATCTGTATATGGAGCTTGAATATACTGGCCATTTTTTAAAACAAATTTTAATATTAACTCTTGGTTCTCATACAATACTTCTACGCTTGTGGCAGGAATAGGATATATAGAGGTTGGATATTCTCCATCATTCCTATAAATTAAAGCAAAAGCATTATTGTTAAGTTCTAACTGAGTAGTCAGTTTTTCTTGAAATTTTTGTCCTGTCATAATCGGGTTAGGTTCTTCTAAAAGAAATCTCATATAAGGCTCTGGATTTATTTTGATTCCATCTTTACCTTCTCTAACATGCTTAGCTTCAAGTTTTCCTATAGCTTTATATTTTGGCCTAATGCAAGAACGAATAATGTCAGAATGAAACAAATTTCCATTCCAATTATAAAACCCATTACCTCTTTCTGTTACTAGTTTCATTTTGGTTTTAGTAGTTGGACTTTTATTGCTAAATACTCCTTTTATTTTGCTGAATAATCCCAAACAACCACCTCCTTAAATAAAAATAACACCATTTAAGGTGTTTTTAAGTTAGTTTCCTAAATCATGTTAATATAATCTTGCATTTTATCTTGTAAAACAACATAAGCGTTCAACATTGCCGCAGTACCGTCTATCCTTTTTCTTTGATTTCTCTGTTTGGCAGGCTGGATGTTTAAATTTTTATCAATATCTACTGAAGTATTAGATAAACACCATTTAGTAATTGGATTGTTATTGTATATGATCTTATTGCTTTTCAAATCTGCTCCCATATTTTTCATTGGACTGCTTAATGTTTTCTTACCCTGAATAACTGGTATCATTGCTTCCTTACCAAAATGGCCTTGCATTTCTTCGACCCAGTAATTAGCACTCCATGAATCATAGCCAATCCAAGGAATATAAATATCTAATTCCTGTTGAACTTCGAGATACCATTTGGTAACAAATTTAGGATGCACTTTATTACCTGGGCAAGTCCTAAGATATCCTTGGTCTCTCCAAATATCATAGGGGATCTTATCTTCTCTAGCTCGTTGCTCTAATAATTCTTCTGGCAGCCAATACATTGATACATCATAAATTTCTTTATTATCTGGTATCATAAACAAAACATGAGCAGAAGTTAAATCTATGGTACTTGAAAGATCGGTTCCTCCAATACCATATTTAGGTTTTAGTTCTTCTACTTTGAAAGTTTTTTTATTATTTAATTCTTCAAAAGTCAACCACGCTTCAGAAGAAGTCTCTCTAATATTAAAATCCTTTGTCAGCAAATTTTTCACCAACAAAGAATTAGCTTTAGCCTTATTAACTTTAGTCTCAAGATTATCTACCTTTTTAATTGTTCCAAGCCCTGGATTAGCCTTTGGCCAATTCTCTCTATCGGTCCATTCTTCTCTTTTATCTAACTCATAAATAATTGGAAGGAACCTTTCATCCTTATAACCATTTGGATCCTCATATCCATTCAAGACCATTTCAGCTTCATCATATTTAAGATCATATACGCTTTCTCTAACCGTTCCAGCAGTTGTAATCATCAATATTAAAGGCTGTTCTCTAGCAGATGTGCCATCCACTATAACATCATATAAATTTTTATCCTTCCATGCATGAATTTCATCAAGAGAAGCTCCATGAACATTTAAACCATCTAGCTTTTCACTATCAGATCCTAAAGGGACAAAAGTTGACTCGTTAAAATCTCCTCTTAACTCTTTTACAAGAGGTTTTATTCTTTTAAGTAATACAGGAGACTTTTTAACCATCTTTTTAGCTTCTAACCAAACAATCTTGGCTTGTTTTTCCTTTGTAGCAACTGCATAAATTTCAGCACCAGGCTCATTATCAGCAACCTGAAGATAAAGTGATATAGCAGAAGATAAAGTTGATTTCCCATTCTTTCTAGCTACAACTAAAAAGACTTCTCTATGTTTTCGATTTCTATCTATTTTGTGAATAAAACCAAATGTAGCTGCTATAAAAGCTTTCTGCCATAACTCGAGCCTGATTGGTTTACCGCCCCATTTACCTTTACTATGCTTACAGTAATTTTCTATAAACTCTATTGCATGATTGGCATGGCCAGAACTGTATTCATATTCACTATCCTCATCATAAACATCTGCAACTAATTTCTTATATACTCTTCTAACTTTGTCTGATACAATTGTTTCTTGGTTTTTTATTTTTTCATAATACTCAATTATTGGATTATAAGACAAAGGGTATCTAACAAATGAATTTTCAGTTTCTTTATTATTGTCATTATTCTTTTGTTCTTTCTTGGGATGATCCCAACAATAATATTCACCAGGAGACTCGTTTATTGAAAATGTTTTCTTCCTATTGCATCTTGAACCATCTGCTTTTTCCCCAAGACATTGTAAAGTTATCTTCTCCACTGAAAACACCTCTTAATCAGGACGACTTCCGACAAATTTAGTGAATCCGTCTCCTGCTTCCTTTCTTTTTTCTTGAGGGAGCAAATCGGTTAATTGCTTCATTACTGAACTATGCCTATTAATCAAAGAAATATAAGTTTTAACTTCATCAGATTGCTTGGTTCCATATTGATTTTCGCCATTTTTATATTTGCTGACAACTCCATTTTCATTAATTGCAACCTGCAGATCTTCTAAAGTAATAGTCATAAACCCAGCATTTTCAATAAGAGAATTAGCTACCTGCATCTTCTTTTCATCTAAGTCTAAATCTTTGAAAATCTTTTTTAATCTTTTTATCTCTGTTTTAACTCTTTTATCTTTCTCTAAAAACTCTCTTTTTTTGGCTAGTTGATCAGCCATATAC